CAAAAGGTAAATACGCTCAGTTCATATCAGATAGATCAGGGCAAGCTTTTCCATATACAGAAATGGTTAGAGAATGGAATGGTGCAAGAGTTCATATTTCAGAATTTGAACCAAAGCAACCACAGTTACAACCAAAACCTGTAGGAGCTGATGCTCAAGGTTTACCCGAAGCTAGACCAGCAAGAGTTGAACCTGCAACTACAATTATTGCACCAGAGAATTCTATATCAGCAACAAGTGGATCAGGAACCATGACTGTAACTATGGGACCAATAGTCAATTCTACTTTGGAAGCAAAAGTTGCAGATACTAATCCATATCAAACCGGTGATGTAGTAAGAATATCAGATTTACAAAATGATATAGGTGGTCTGACAGTGGATAATTTTCAAACAGAAACAACACTAGCTTCTAATATATCAGCATCAGCTGCAACAATATCCTTAACAGACGCATCTAAATTTCCAACTAGTGGATACATTGTGATACAAAAAGTTTTAACATCTTCTGATACATCAGATCCTGTGCAAGTGGGAAACATTGCAGATGAAGTTATTCAATACACAGGCAAGAGTAGCAACGATTTAACTGGTTGTACTAGAGGGACTTCTGGTATAATATACGGCGTAAGACAGCCAACAACTACAGCTGGAACACATTCATCTGGTGCAAAAGTATTTGGATCATTTGTTGTAACCAGATTAACAAGAACTGTTGGTTCAGTTTCTTACAGTTGTCAATTTACATTTAGCACTGTATCTAATGCAACAGCGACTGATTCAGGATCGGGTGGCACTACAATTACTACAGGTCCAATAAATATAAGACGAGGATAATATGGCAGGATTTACATACGCAACATTAACAACAGCGATTCAAAATTACACTGAAACGGATACAAACGTTTTAACTGCTACTATTACAGATCAATTTATTGAAAATTCAGAACTTAGAATTTTAAGAGATGTACCACTTGATGCATATAAAAAACAATCTATTGGTAATTTAGTTACAGGACAAAATACAATTAACGTACCAGCTCAAACTTTATTTGTAAAAGGTGTACAAGTTTATGATTCAACTTCTGCTTCAACAGGTAATAATGTTTGGCTAGAGAAAAAAGATGAATCTTATTTACAAGAATACCAACCATCCACAGAAACTTCAGCTAGAGCACAGCCAAAATACTATGCTATGTTTGGTGGAGCAACAGGTATAAGTGATACTACTTCAGGAAGATTATTCCTGGCGCCTGCACCAGATAACACGTACGTATTTAAAATACATTATGAAGCTATTCCAACTGGATTATCGGGTTCAAATACTACAACTTATGTAAGTCAATACTTTCCAAATGGCTTACTATATGCTTGCTTAGTAGAGGCATTTTCTTATTTAAAAGGTCCAACAGATATGTTGACATTATATGAAAATAAATATAAACAAGAGGTAGAGAAGTTCGCAGCAGAACAACTTGGTAGACGTAAAAGGGACGACTACACGGATGGTACAGTTCGTATTAAAGTTCCTTCACCGACACCTTAATAGGAGAAAAAAATTATGGCAATAACATCGGCAATATGTTCAAGTTTTAAACAAGAACTTTTAGAAGGAAAGCATGACTTTCAAACATCAGGTTCTGGTGGTCATACTTTTAAAATAGCATTATTTGATTCAGACGCTAGTTTAGGAGCTTCTACGACTGACTATTCAACTTCTGAAGAAATTTCAAATACATCTGGTTCAGCATACTCTGCTGGAGGTAAAGCATTAACAAACACAGGAGTTGGTTTAACTTCAACAACTGCCTTTACAGATTTTTCTGATATTTCATGGACATCAGCTTCATTCACTGCAAATGGTGCAATGATTTATAATACAACAACTAATGGTGGTTCAAGTACAACTGATTCAGTTTGTATTATAGCTTTTGGTTCTAACAAAACTGCAACTAACGGAACTTTTGAAATACAGTTTCCTGCAAACGATTCATCAAACGCAATCATAAGATTAGCATAGGAGGGTCACCGTGCCCGACGTTTCTTCTGGATGGGGCCGATTAACCTGGGGACAGGCTAATTGGAACGAAGCTACAACTTTAAAACAAGGTTGGGGAGCAAAGTCTTGGGGTGAAGATGAATGGGGTCAACTTTCAGATGCTGTTGTTCAACCAACAGGTTTATCAATTACTTCAAGTGTTGGTTCTGTTACTAACGCAGTTAGTGTAACTGTAACTCCTTCAGGTCAATCATTTAGTTCTACACTTGGAACAATTTCAAATGTTATAGGTGTAACTGTTGAACCAAATGGATTGTTAATGAACGATCTACAAGGTTATGCAGCAGTAAGCATTGATGTTACACCAACTATTACAGGAAATTCTATTACAGCTGCGATTGGAGTTATAGATCCTAAAGATCAAGTTGTAGGAGCACCTACACTTACTGTTACTTCACAACAAGGAACTGCTGTTGCACCTAACGAAGATGTATCGGTTACGGGTTTATCAATTACATCAGAACAAGGAACTGCTACAGCAAGAAACGCTGTTGAAATTACAGCACCAACATTTACAGTTACATCACAACAAGGATCTGTAGTTGTTCCAAACGATGCAGTAGCACCAACTGGATTATCTATTACATCTGCTATAGGTTTTGTTGAAGGAACAGGATCAGTAGTTGTACCAACAACTGGTATATCTATAAGTGCTTCTATAGGAACTATTGTAGATATTCCTGATCAGATAATGGGATTAACTGGAGTATCATTTAGTTCTGCTATTGGTAGTATTGATCCTAAAGACCAAGTTATTGGATTACCAACATTTACAATGACATCAACAGTAGGAGAGCCTTTTATAATTCATTATCAAGATGTTGACACTGGCTCAAATACGGATTATAACGGAGTTTCAACAGGTTCGAATACGAGCTATTCTAATGTTGCAACTGGATCAAATACAAGTTATACTGACGCTGCATAGGAGATAAAATTTATGGCATCAACATATACACCTCTCGGTATAGAAAAAATGGCTACTGGCGAAAACGCTGGTACTTGGGGAACAAAAACAAACGCAAACTTAGATCTTATAGAACAGGTTCTTGGCGGTTATAAAGCAGTATCAATTGCTGGTGGTGCACAAACAACTGCTTTAACAGTTGCAGATGGTGCATTAACTGGAACAGCTCAAGCTAGAATGATTGAGTTCACAGGTTCAATTACAGGAAATCAAATAGTCACAATACCATTAGACGTAGAAAATTTTTATATTATTAAAAACACAACATCGGGTTCTTACACAGTTCAATTTAAATATGCATCAGGAAGTGGTGATACATTTACTTTTGCAACAACAAACAAAGGTACAGCAATTTTATTTGCAACAGCGAATGATGGAACTAATCCAGACATTATAGAAATTCAAACAGGAGGAGACGTTGTAGATGATACATCACCTCAACTTGGTGGTGACTTAGATGTTAACGGAAATAAAATTGTATCTACTTCAAATGGTAATATCGAATTAGAACCAAATGGAACTGGTGATGTCATATTAGATACTGATCAAGTTACTATTGGTGGCGGATCGGAAGTAGGACAAATATCTTCTAATGGCGCATACGATCTTAAACTAGTCACAAACTCAGGAACAAATTCAAGCTACATTAATATTGTAGATGCAGCTAATGGTAATACACAACTATATCCAAACGGAACAGGTGTAACAGAAATCGGTGGTGCAACAAACCCAGGTACAATTCAACTTAACTGTGAATCTAACTCCCACGGGATTAAACTACAGTCGCCTCCACATAGCTCAGGGCAGAGCTACACACTAAAATTTCCTACAGGAAATGTTACAGCAGATAGATTTTTAAAAGTAGAAAGTATCACAGGATCAGGTACAACAGGTGTTGGTCAATTATCTTTTGGAGAAGTATCAGGTGGTACTTCATGGCAAGCAGTTAAAACTTCTGGTTTTACAGCGGTAGCTGGTGAAGGTTATTTTATTAATACTACAGGTGGTGCAATAGAAATGGATTTACCTGCAGGAAGCATTGGTGATGAAATATCATTTATAGATTATGCAGGAACATTCGATACTAATGCATTAACAATTGATCAAAACGGAACAGAAAAAATTGCAGGATCAACTGATCCTTTAACAGTATCAACAGAAAGAGCAGCAAATACTTTAGTGTATGTAGACGGTACTCAAGGCTGGCTTCTAAAGAATAATTAAGGAGCTTAAATGGCAGCCTACAAAACATTAAAAGGCCAATCAATAAGACAGGTCGCTCAAGATCCATCCAATCCTCTACTAGGAGAAATTTGGTACAATACAACTCTTGGAGATTTAAAAGGATATCAAACAATTAATGCTGCTTGGGCATCTGGTGGTAATTTAAATCAAGGTAGAAGTAGTTTAGCAGGTGCTGGCACACAAACAGCAGGTTTGGCTTTTGGAGGTTCTTCTTATCCCCCATTAACTAGATATAATTTATCAGAAGAATATAATGGTTCATCTTGGGCTGAAGGAAATAATTTAAACACCACTAGAAATTCTATAGCAGGCTGTGGTACTCAAACAGCTGGACTTGGATTTGGTGGGTATATTGGCCCTGTTACGGCAGCCACTGAAGAATATGATGGAAGTTCTTGGACTAATGGTGGAAGTTTAAATACTGCAGGATATGATATGGGATCAGCAGGAACTCAAACTGCAGGTTTAGGATTTGGTGGATATAATACGCATACTAATATAACTGAAGAATATAATGGATCATCTTGGACAGCAGGTGGAGATCTTGGGACAGGAAGAAATACTCTAGCAGGCGCTGGAATACAAACAGCAGCATTGGCTTTTGGAGGAAGACCTGGAACTAAAAATAATACAGAAGAGTATGATGGTTCATCATGGACAGCTAGTAATACTATGAATGTAGGAAGAATGGGTTTAGCAGGATCGGGAATACAAACAGCAGCAATAGCTTTTGGAGGAGGTCCTCCTTCAGCTGCTAAAATAGCAACAGAATTATATGATGGAACGTCTTGGACAAGTAGTACTAATACATCTGTAGCACACCAACAAGGTGCAGGTGGAACCGCTTCACCAAATTCTTCATCTTTAATTTTTGGTGGTTCTGGAAATCAAGCAGGAACAGAAGAATTTACAGGAGCATTCAACGCAGCAAGAACGATAACAACAAGTTAAAATTATGAGCACATATAAAAATTTAATAGGAAAAGACGTAAACTTTTTAAGCACTGATCCAGACAACGCGGAAGCTGAAGGACAGATTTGGTATAATTCTACTTCAGGAACATTTAAATCTGTTGTTGCTAGTTCGGCGTGGGTTAGTTCTACACCTCTTCCAATAGCTACAAGCCAATCAGGAGGGGCTGGTGTAAACACAGCATCTTTAGTATTTGGTGGATCAAGTCCAGCTAATAATGCGGAAGACGCAACGTATGAATATAATGGATCAGGATACACTAACAGTGGAGATTTAAATACATCTCGTACAGGGATATCAGGAGCAGGGACTCAAACAGCAGCACTTGGTGCTGGAGGTTATTTATTTCCTGGAGGTTCAAATCACACTGAAACTTATAATGGAACTTCTTGGACAGCTGTAACAGCTATGCCAAGTGCAAATTCTTATTGTTCGTGTGGAACACAAACAGCGGCAATTTATGTTACATCTAGTACTACACTAGAATATTCATCACCTTCTTGGTCTAGTGGGGGAGGTTTAAATACTCCTAGAGCAGAGGCTTCTATGGCAGGAACACAAACTGCAAATATATTTTTTGGAGGAGGACCTCAAACATCAGCATCTTCTGCTAGTGAAGAATATGATGGAACAAGTTTTACAAATTCAGCTACAATGAACACTGCAAGAGGAATACAAATAGGTGGTTCAGGTGTACAAACTAGTGCCTTAGCTTATGGTGGAGCAGGACCAGCTGAGCCAAATAGAAGTGCGGCTACAGAATCTTTTAATGGAACCTCTTGGTCTACCGAAGGTAGTTTAGGAACTGTTACTAGTCAGATGCAAAAAGGAGGATCAACAAGTTCTAATTCTTCATCAGCTATTTCTGCAGGAGGTAATGCACCAAGTAGATCTTCTAAAACAGAAGAATATTCAGTTTCAATAAATACAATCACTGCAGCAGCATGGGCGAGTGGTGGTACCTTACCAGGTTCAGGAAGACAAGGTTATGGAGTTGGAACAGGAACACAAACAGCATCAATAATAGCAGGTGGACCTCCTACTAGCACTCAAAATCAATTTTATGATGGATCATCTTGGACAAATTTAGCTGCAATTCCAACAGGAGTTACAGATTCTCAAGGTTTTGGTGATACTGAAGAATTACTCATGGCAGGTGGTGGAACAGCAGAACCTTACGCAAGTTCTACATATGTTTATTCTCGACCAGGTGATTCTTGGACAGCAGTATCTTCTCCTGGAAATTTAAATACTGGTAGAGCACTTGGAGCTGGTTGTGGAGCCCTGTCAACTGCAGGAATAATTTCAGGTGGAACCACAGATAATTCTCCATTAGTTTTTTCAAATGCTACAGAAAGTTGGAATGGTTCAACGTGGACATCCGTAAATAATTTACCTACCGCTACAGGGCAGGGTATGGGAAGTTGTGGAACTCAAACTGCAGGTTTAGCTTGGTCTGGTCAAAATCCAGGAGATCCAACGGCAGAAGAAACATATGAATGGGATGGCACAAATTGGACATCAGGTGGAAATAGATCAACTGGAGTAAGAGCAGTTCGTGGAGGAGCGGGAACAGCAACAGCAGCTTTGACTTTTGGTGGTTGGTTAGATCCAGGAGGATCTACTGCTACAGAAGGTTATGATGGAACTGCTTGGTCAACAAGACCTAACATGGCAGGATCTGCAGCAAACAATTTTTCAACTGGAACACAAACAGCAGCTCTTCGTGCTGGAGGAACTGACGGACCTGGATACACAGCTGTAGAAGAATTTACTGGTGAAACAACTGCCGTAAATGCTAAAACAATAACTACTAGTTGATAATGAATACAATTAAGTATATAACAATAAATAAGGAGTAAACATTATGGCACTATTTATATATGGTACTGCTACAAACACTGGAAAAGGATTCTTTACTGCAGAAGACAGAAGAGCATTTTTTCTTAGAGGTTTTCCTGCAGACGTTTGGGTCGTTGGTAACAACGAAAAAGGCGCAATGTGGTTAGCTGAAAAGAACGGTGTTGAAAAAACTAAGTCAGAAGCTCAAGCTCTTGTTACAGCTGAAGTACAAGCTGCACAAGCTGCATGGGATGCTTTGTCTGATGAAGAAAAAAGCGGAACACCAGGTAGACCAACTGATATTACTCTCCCATAAAGGAATTTATAAATGGCTGAATATGAGAGTATACACGGTACAAAAGTAAAATACGTATCTTCGGATCCGACGTTAGATTCGTCAACCGAGGGACAGGTGTGGTATAACTCGACTTCAGGTGCAAACAAAGCATTAGTACAAATTAAAGCTTGGGCTAGTGGTGGTAATTTGCCAACAGCTACAAACAACAATGGGTCTGCTACTCAAGGAACTCAAACAGCATCTCTAAGTTTTGGAGGTGGTAGTACAGAACCTCAAACAATTGAATATAGTGGTGCTACTTGGACAACAAGTAATAATCTTGGTACTCCAAGATTTGTTTTAAGCGGAGCAGGAGTTCAAACGGCAGCTTTAGGTTTTGGGGGATACAAATCTGGTACATTTCAAACTGCAACTGAAGAATATAATGGATCATCTTGGACAGCTGGTGGAGCTTTAGGTACTGCACGTGCTAGTATGGGTGGCAACGGAACTCAAACAGCAGCTTTAGCTGTAACTGGTGCACCTCTTAGCCCAGGTACTCAAAGTGAAGAATATGATGGATCATCTTGGACAGCGGGTGGAAATTATCCAGTAGCACAACAAAGTATTGCAATAGCTGGATCACAAACAGCCGCATTAGGGGCAGGAGGAATAACAGGAGGACCACCTAATGGAAGCACTGTAGTAACTAATTATGATGGATCAAGTTGGACAGTTGTATCAGGTACAATTCCAAATGGACAAAACAGAGCTGCGTACGCTGGAACACAAACTCATGCTGTTGTTTTTGGAGGAAACATAAATACTCCTCCTCCAGCAGGACCAGGAACTCCTGGTATTGTAACTACAGCTACTAATGAGTGGGATGGATCTACTTTTACTATAACAGCAAACATGGCTACTGCTCGACAATCTTATGCAGGAGCAGGAACAGCAACATCTGCGATAGGTTTTGCTGGAGATAAAAACCCTGGAGCTAGTAATGACACAGAAGAATACAACTCTAGCCTTAATACAATTACACAGGCGGTTTGGTCAACTGGGGGTACTGTAAATACTATTGGAGACGTTTCAGCTGGAGCTGGGACTATGAATGCAGGTTTAAAATTTGGTGGTTATCCACCTTCAGGAGGAGGAGTTGGAACAACGGCAACTGAAGAATATAATGGATCGTCTTGGACTTCTGTAAACAGTATGAACACTGCTGGTTATGGTTTAACAGGAACAGGTTTACAAACAGCAGCGGTTCGTTTTGGAGGATATAGTGGAACAAATCTAAATAACACAGAAGAATATGATGGAACAAACTGGACAGCAGTAACTGCTGTGCCTAGTACTATTTCTTCAGCAACTGCATTTGGAGTACAAACAGCAGCAGTTCTTGCTGGAGGTTATGATGGATCTACTTGGCAACAAGATGCTTTAGAATATGATGGAACAAACTTTTCATCAGGAGGAACATTTCCTTCAACTACTGGTGCTCAATATGCAGGAAGTGCTGGAACACAAACCGCAGGATTATATTTTGGTGGTTATATACCACCAAGTGCATTAGGTGTTACTACAATAAGTTATGATGGTTCGTCTTGGTCAGCCGCAAATAACATGTTAATTAGTAGATACACAAGTGGGTCAGGAACTCAAACCGCAGCGTTAGCTCCAGGTGGTTATTCAAATTCAAATTCAATTAATCCAACAGCAGGAAACAATTTAGCTTGTGAACAATATGACGGAACTAATTGGTCTAATACATGTAGCAATAATATTACAAGGGGTTATCAAATAAGTTCAAATAGAGCTAGTAATGCACCAGGAACTACAGGTTTAGTTTTTGGTGGAAGTGCAAGTCCTTCTCCAGGTAATATTAACTCAAGTGAAGAATTTACAGGTGGTACAGAAGTTGTAACAGTTTCAACATTGACAACTAGTTAATAATCGTTATATATAAAGAATCGAAAGGAATTAATATGACAGAAAAAAGAAACATACATGCGTTAATAGAAAAAGAAGCACCAAGCTTAAATAATTTATTAGATCCAAATGATGTTAAAGAGTTTAAAGAAATGACATCTGAACTTAGAGACACGTGGACTAAGAAACAAGTATTTAGAACAGAGACAGAAATGAGAATGTCTGTGTTACAAGATGCAAAGTATCCAACTAAAGCTGCAAAGTATTGGCAGTGTGTTAGAGAACAAAACGTATTCTTAGAAAACTTAATGAGTCTATCATTTGATGCTAGACGTAACGAAGTTAAATTAAAAAGATTACAAGAAAAATTAAAAACAGAAGAAGATCCATTAAAAAGAGAACTACTTCAAATAGACATAGATGAAAAAACTTATTCTGTAGCTAACATGCAACTTGTGGCACGTGACAGAATGAGAGAAATTAAATTATGGTCAAGTCTTAAAAAGGAGTTTGACGATGGATCGTTTGATACTCAAGATGTTAACAGACATCAATTAGATTCATATCATTTAATTATGAAAAACAAAGCAGAAACATTGACATCAGGTTCATCGCAACCAGAAGTGTTTAATGTACTTGGACAATTACAAACTATAGAAAGAGTTAAAAAATCAGGAGAAATGATTTACAACAAGAAAGAACAATTGACCAATGACCTCGGAGCTAAAGAAAAATAAACAACTTTTATTTTTAGTAGCACAACCTAGATCGGGTAATACTTTGTTTACAAGTATTATGAATCAAAACCCTGAAATAGCATGCACACCTAACTCTATTACATTGGAGATAATGAAAGATTTGTTTTTGTTAAAAGATACTGATGTATTTCAAAACTACCCAGATCACAAATCATTAAATAATGTATTAGATTCTGTGTATGATAGTTATTACAAAGATTGGCCACAACCAATAATCATTGATCGTGGACCAGTAATAACACCTGGTAATTTTAAATTAATGCAAAAACATTTTAAACGACCATTTAAATGTATTGTATTATTAAGAGATCTTATAGATGTATTAGCAAGTTACATGAAGTGGTATACAGAAAATCCTGATTCATTTATTAATAAATTTGGATTACAAACTGATGAAGAAAAATTAATGATGATTATGAATAAAGAAGGTGCTGTTGCAAAAGAACTTGAGGCAATAAAAAATTCATATAACTATAAAGATATATGCCATTATATAAAATACGATGACATGGTAGCTAATCCAGAAAAGACATTTATTGATCTATATCAATTCTTGGGTATCAAACCATTTAAGCATAGCTTTCAAGACTTGAAACAGGTAGAAGTTAATGGTATGAAGTATGACGATACTATCGTAGGAAAGAATATGCATAACATAAGATCAGTAGTTAGAAAGGAATACAATCCTTACATAGAAAAAATTCCAGAAAGGATAAGACAGAAATATGGACACATCAGATTTTAATTTTATATTTTTAGGTCAGTCAGTGCTAAAGTATCAAGTGCCTGTTGATGTATATGATACTATCAATCATATTTATGAAACTAAATATCCTGAATTAAAACCTGCTAATAAACAATTAGTTGGTAAAATAGAAAAAGAACATAGTTTATTTTTTAATGGTGACGACAGTCCTAAGATGACTAAACATAATCATTTACCTGATAACGTATTAGGTTGGCTTGAATCAAAGTTTAGACATTATTTAAAATGGAATAAAGTTAACCAATATGATTTACATTTAAATTCTATTTGGGTTAACACAATGTTTCAACATGAATACAATCCAGTGCACGTGCACCAAGGATCATTGTTTACAGGATTGTCATCAGTTATGATTTTAAAATTACCAGAATCTTATGGTGTAGAATATTCATCACCTAATCAACCACAAAATGGTAGACTACAAATATTCGGTTCAGCTAGTGGACACTTTGCAAATGTAGACTATCAACCAGATATTAAAGAAAGAGACTTCTATATATTTCCATATGACATGAGACATTGTGTTTATCCATTTAATGGACCAGGGTTTAGAAGAACACTTGCTGCAAATATGGATGTGAGATATGACCCAATTAGAAATAGAGGAGTAAGTTAATGTACGAAAATAAAATTATAACAGAACCTAAATGGAAAAGTTGGATAGTTCAAACAACTACACCATTGTTTACACCTGAACAATGCAGACAGATTATTGCATCAGGTAGGGAACAAAAACCACAGACAGCACAAGTTGGTATGGGTAAACCAGGAGGTGGAACTGATACAAAGAAAAGAGTGACCACAATTAGTTGGATACCTTTTAAAGAAATGGGACACATGTATCAAGATCTAAATAACTTTATACAAAAAGCAAATGAAAATCATTTTGGTTTTGGAGATATAAGAATTACTGAGCAAGCGCAATTTACAGAATATCCAGAAGGTGGTTTTTATGATTGGCATATGGATTGTGATGTAAACATGCAGCACGAACCTC